CCAACCCGGCGGCGAAGCTGGGCGTGGTGCTTTTCCCCCGCGTCGGCAGCTATGTGGCTGTGGCCATGCTGTCGGGCTATTCCGCTGGCGTGGTGGTGCTGACCGAGGACCTGGAAAGCATCGAGGTGAACATCAACAACGGCACAAAGCTGACCATAACAGAGGGCGGCATCAGCCTGAACGTGAAAGACAGCATAACGCTGGACATCGACGACAGCTCGGCAGCTTTCAACGGCGGCAAGCTGGGCGGCCTTATCAACGTGGCCGACCTGACCAGCCACCTGAACACAATAGAAAAGGACATTAACAACCTTAAAACGGTCTTTTCCTCATGGGTGCCAGCACCGCAGGACGGTGGCGCAGCCCTCAAGGGTGCCGTATCATCGTGGGCGGGTCAGCAACTGGCCTTATCCCAGCGCAGCGACTATGAGGACGACAAAGTAAAGCATTAAGGCAATGAACGGACTAATAACAGACACCAACACGGGCGACCTGCTTATCGGCAGGGGCAAACAGGCCGAAATTACAGGCTGCGAGGCGCAGGTCTGTGAAAGCGTGCTGCTGGCCATGCGCGGCGAGTTCAAAGAATTTCCGCTGCTGGGTGCCGAGGTGCGCCAGCAGTTGGGCGGCTGTGTCGACCCGTTCTGGCCGCAGGAAACAAAAAAAATGCTCCGAGCCTGTAAGGTGGCCGCCGAAACGGTCAGACTGAACGAGGACGGAACCTTAACAATAGAGTAAATGAAAGTAACGGTAAAAGACAGGCAGAGCCTTTTTGACGTGGCCATCCAGGTGCTGGGCAGTGCCGATGGCGTGTTCGCCCTGGCAGAGCGCAACGGGTTGAGCATTACCGACCGCCTGACGGACGGCCAGGAGCTTGAGTATGACCTGGGCGACATCGTGGACAGCCGCACGGCGGAGCTGGTGGCGGCGCGTGGCATCTGTCCTGCTACCGAGATACCGAGCAGAGACGAGCGGGCACTGCTGCTGCGTGTGCGCTCTATACACGCGCCGAACATCTTACCACCGCCGCCGCTTGTGCGCCCTGGCATCATTACGACCATAGGCACCATGTACGACAGCGGCGTAACGACACAGCAGCCTAAAGCCATGGGAGTGGCGGCAGAACCCGAGGAGAACGTATTAAACGACGTACTGAACGAGGCCAAGAAAGCCGCCGCAAGCAATGAGCCGCCACCGAACAAGAGCGGCCAGGCTGTAACAAGCATATTTAGTAATGAATTTAACGACAGTTTCGCATAATGGAAATTACAAACATCACGCTCAAAGACTTTGACAAGCTGACGCTCCAGGAACGGGCGGCAGCTATCCGCGACGCAGTGGCAAACAAGGCCGTAACGCCTCACATGGTGGGCGCGCTCTTTGCCGACCTCATAGACACCTGCGGCGACATTCGCACGGCTTTGCAGCTCTTTCTCGACACCAACGTGCCCGAAATTACGCAGGACATCGACAAACGTCTGGCAGGTGCTGACGAAGCGGCCACAGCTGCAACAGTGGCAGCCCAGCGTGCTGAAGCTACCCGTCTGCTGGTGGAGGAACTGACGGCCACCCTGCAAGCAGAGGCAAGCACCAAGCCCGCCCCCAAACAGGTGGTAATAGACTACTGCCCGACGGAGGTAACGCTGGCCGAGGGTGTGCACCCGCAAATTAAAGCGCGTGCCGTGCCTGGCTATGGTGAGGGCGGCGTGCTTTTCATCGCAGACAACCGCGCCTTAATGATAACCCCCGACGGCATCATCACGCCGACAGCAGCAGGTACCACCGTGGTGAGCGCTGCCTCGGTCTATAAATCGACTGTTTACAAGCAGCTGACCATAGCCGTGGTGCCGCCGCGCATACGCACCACATCATCAGGCACCATGCGCCTGGACGCAAACGGAAATATAAGACTGACATAATGGCTACACAATACCAGAACTATAAAAGCGACTTTGTGCTGCGTGAGTCCTTTGTGGACATCACAGGCAAAGCGGTGCCACTGCCTACCGATATAGACTTCACGCTCCGCTATTGGACACAGCACGGGCGTGAGTACGTCGCCAGCAGGCAGGGCGGCGTTTACACCAACTGCACGCCAGAGGGCGGCGACCTGCTGGTCTTTTTCAAGGCGCACAACCTCTGCGAGGGTGAGCTGCACCATGAACTGCATTTGCAGCTGGATAACCCAGCCTTTGAGGGCGGCGTGCAAAACGTCTTTTACCCTGCTGACCTGCACATCCTCTTATGGGATAAGCCGAGCAGCACCGACAAGCAGGGCAGTGCGCTGGTAGCTGACTACACCCGTGGCAACGCCTTTACTTACGACGACTTCACGCCCGAACAAATCGAGCAGCTGCAACGGCCAGCCTATGAAGCTGCCGACCGCTACGACAAGGCCATGGCCGAGTATGACACGAAAGCCAGCGAGCAGGTGGCGCGCATCGAAAAGTCGGCCACCGAGCTGGAGGGGCTTGTGGGAAAATTCGGGAGTGAAAGCGCGGAGCTGTTCGCCACCATGAACAGCACCACCGACGCGGCGCGCAAGGCCGTAGAGGCGGCAGAACAGCGCACGGCGGCAGCTGTCAAGGCAGCCACCGACGCGGCAGCAGAAGCCCAGGCAGCCAAACAGCGGGCAGACGAAGCGGCACAACGTTCGGCCACCGCACAGAACGCCGCAGCAACAGCAGCGCAGGAGGCGGCCACAGCCACACGGCAGGCACAGACGGCCACCGACGCAGCCAGCACGGCCAAGCGGGAGGCAGACGCGGCAGCACAGGCCGCACGGTCAGCTGCTGGGGACGCGACATCAAACGCCCAGGAGGCGAGGACGGCAGCACAGGAAGCCCGCACCGCCATAAGCACCCTCGAACAGGTAACAAACGACGGGCGCAGCATTGCGGAACGTGCAGAGGCAGCAGCAACGGCAGCCACCGAGGCAAAGAAAGCCGCCGACACAGCCACGGCAGCGGCCAACAAGGCAAAGGTCGACGCGGACACAGCAGCCGCAGCAGCCAGGAAAGCAAAGCAGGACGCAGACACGGCCACAGCGGCAGCCATAGCGGCGGCGCAGCGTGCAGAGGCCGCCACGCAGGCAACAGAGCAGCAGCGCGCCATACTTGAGGCACTCATAGAACGGGCGCAGCATGTAACCGCTGGCGTGCCTACGGGCATGGAGGTGGAAAGCCCCGCCACTGTTACCATGGGCAACCCCGTGAAGCAGTATGTGCGCGGCAGAGTTCTGCCGACATCTGCCCTGCAAAATGTCCTTTACCTGTCAGACGGCAGAGCGGTGGACGTGCTGCCAGACGGTGAAATCGTGCCGAAAGCGGCAGGCACCAGCAGGGTGCATGTCATACCGACAGACGGCACACGCTTTTATAAGACTATCCAGGTGGAAACGGTAGCCCCACGCATCAGAACTGCGGGCAGCACCATGCGCCTGGACGCACAAGGAAACATACGTTTAACATAAATAAAACATCAGTAAAATGGCTTTTACATCAGAACAGGAGCAGGGCATCAAAGACATGCTGACTGCATTTCAGAACGGTAAGCGCATTAACGACCTGCCCGAAGCGACAGGCGCGCTTAAAGACATGAGCGTCGAGGTAATGGACGAGACGGGCGAAACGCGCCGCATGGAGCTGGCCAAGGCCGTAGAACAGGCAGGCAACCCCATAGCTGGCCGCTATTGGAACGAGGAAAACAACACCAGTACGGCAGCAGGCTACTACGGCAGCCTGGACGCTTTGCGCCAGCTGCCCGCAAAATTGGGGCTGGGTCGTTACCTGGTAACAGACGACCGCAAGAAGCGCAAGCTCGACCCATTCGACAGTACCCGCTACGCTGACGGAACACCCGCAGCCCTGGACGGAACGCAGGGACAGTGCATGTGGTGCTGGAACGGCTTTTACGCCAACATCTGGAAAGAGGGCAACAACCTTATCAAGGCCGTAACATTCGACAAGCCTGTGGGCAACGGTGTGAGCATCTGGGTGCCTGCTGGCGGTATTTCATGGCTGGGCGCGGGCGTTATGGACAGAACAAACCAAAAGCTGTGCAGTGTCATTTCAGACGCAGAGCAGTACCGTGGAGGCGGTGGAACGGCTCTGAACCCAGCAACATACGAAAAAGCACCAGCCGCAGACAGCCCGCAAATCACTATGCTGGGCATGGCTGCCACCAACATAAGCACGACCAATTTTGGCAACTATGCCCGCAAGCGTGGCGAGGGCTGGGAGGCCAACTGGTTTGTGGCGCGTTTCGTCGTTGAGTTCCTGTTTGAAATCATCATGGGAACAGAGAACAGCCAGGCAGCATTTAACGCTGAAAAGGACGCAAACGGCCTTTATCAGGGTGGCTTCGGCACAGGTGTAACCGACATGCTAGACTGGGGAGGTTACAACGGCACCTATCCTGTTATCCCTACCAGCGTAGGCCTGGAAGCAGGCGACGGCGTGTGCCTGGTACCTTACAGCCTGCCGCAGACTGACGGAGCAGAGGGCGACACATACAAGACATTCAATGTGCCCGTTTTCTTTGGTCTGGTGGGTGCAGGCTTCGGCCACCTGTTTCAGTGGGTGCGAGGTCTTATCATGGACGCAGGCGAGGAGAAGTCGTTGGTATATGTCAGCACAAGCATGTACGCCGACTATGACCCGAACACCGTAGCAGACAAAATACTTGTGGCAGAATGCCCGAGAGTGTCTGGATATATCAAGCGCAAGAGCTACCAGGGATTGTGCTGTATGCCCACAGAGGTAGGAGGTACTGCGACCATTCGTTTTGGCGACAATTTTTACACCAACGTGGACACATCAAAGGGTCTCCGTGTCCGTGCTGCTGGCGGTCGCGCGTACACTGGTGCGTCTGCAGGCGCGTCGTGCACGCTTGCGTCTTACGCGGCTACGAATGCGCGTGCGGATTACTCCGCGCCGCTCTGCTATTTTGAGGAAGACCCTGTTATCCCCGAAACGCAGAAAATCGGATAAAGCGAACTTTGAAATAATGAAAGCCCAACGGGCGGGGGCGAATACGACAGCCCCCGCCACAGGCGGGTAAATTTTTAGAGCTGCAACATTAACGGGCTGCCACGTTTGGCAGCTGGCGGCACCTCTCTGCGTGGTAGGTCTCCGTGTCCGTGCTGCTGGCGGTAACGCGAACAATGGTACGAATGCAGGCGCGTCGTACACGAATGCGAATAACACGGCTACGAATGCGAATGCGAATTACTCCGCGCCGCTCAATTTTGCATAAAAAGAAACAAGCTATTATGAGGTGAGCCATGCCCCATGGCAAAAAACAACAACGTAAAAAGGGTGTTAGTAAGGCGTAAGCATCGAAAGCTCCCGAGTATGCAAAGCAGCCTAAAAATAAACACAAAATTATAGACGAAATGAAACGCATAGGCTATTTGTTTGAAAAGGTTTGCGACATTGATAACCTGCGGCTGGCAGAAATCAATGCAGGAACAGGCAAGGGCAGCCGTCAGGAGGTGGCGCAGTTCCGTGCTAACCTGGAGCAGAACCTGGCAGGCATACGGGCAGAGCTGGTAAACAAAACCTACCACACGTCCGCATATACCTGCTTTATCAAGCATGAGCCGAAAGAACGCGTAATTTTCAAACTGCCCTACCGCGACCGCGTGGTGCAGTGGGCTATAATGCAAGTGCTGGTGCCTATCTGGACACCTATTTTTACCCGCGACACATACGCCTGCATAAAGGGGCGCGGCGTGCACTCACTGCTGCAAAAGCTGCGCAAAGATTTGAGGAACGACCCCGACGGCACGAAATACTGCTATAAGATAGACATCCGCAAGTTTTACCCCTCTATAACGCACAGCATTCTTAAAGAGGTCGTAAGGCAACGAATAAAAGACCCCGACCTCCTGTGGCTGCTGGACGACATCATAGACAGCGCAGACGGTGTGCCCATAGGCAACTACATAAGCCAATATTTCGCAAACCTATACCTTGCAGAGCTTGACCACATAGTTAAGGAACAGTGGGGCGTAAAATATTACTACCGCTATGCCGACGACATTGTGGCACTGTCAGACAGCAAAGAGTTTCTGCACGGCCTACACGAGAAAGTGGTGCGCTACCTGTCCGAACACAGGCGGCTGGAGCTAAAGCCAAATTACCAGATTTTCCCCGTAGAGGCGCGCGGCATTGATTATGTGGGCTACGTTACGCGACACAGCTATTGTCGTGCCCGTAAACGCAATAAAAAGGCACTGTGTAAGATAGTTGCCAAGCTGCGCCACAAAGGGCTTACAGGCGAAGAAATAAGGCTGCGTGTGGCTTCCCGTCTGGGTTTTATAGTCCACGCAGACAGCAAACATTTAATCGACATTTTAGGCGTGAAAAAATTACATGAAGTAAGAAAGACCCAGGGCAACCATGGGCAAATGGTAGGCGACAAGCTCCACATCGACAAAATTACGGGGCGGGAAATCCACCTGCTGCGTTATGAGCTTACGCCGTCAAAAATGAACTCTGGCGACTGCTTGAAGTTTCAGTATGAATTATTCGAGCAGCTGCGCGCCGACAACGGGCAACCGCTTGCCGACGACAACGGGCAGCCTGTCATGGGCTGGGTTAAGCACATCACTTTTACAGGCTCAAAGACGCTTGCAGAGGATATGGCCGACCTGGACTTGTCAGAGCCTGTGCAGTGCCAGATAGTACGGCAGCCGTGCGGCGACAGAAAAGACCGCGCATTTTACAAGCTGGAGGAATGGAACGAGCCGCAGCAAGCGGTCGGCCAGGAACCTGCACCAGCGAACCATTAAAAAGACATTTAACAACCATTTAACAACTCATAAAAATGAACACAGCATTTAACCCCCAGCGTCAGAACTATGCAAAGTATGACGACAAGCATTTCCTGCTTTTCCTCAATGAGCAGGAAGCGGAACAGACCAACGAGAACGGCGACACCGTTAAGGGCTACACCTACACAGGCAACCGCCCCGACGGCTCCACGCTCATAGAGGCCACGGACGTAACCGAGGAAAACAAGCGCAGCAAGTTTATTGCTGGCCTTATCGGTACCGAGTACACCACGGACGACCAAATCGCCCTGCTGGCCAACGGCGAGGACAGCAACGAACACGCCGAGGAGCTGGCCATTTTCCACGAAAACAGACGCATGGCAAAAAAGGCCGTGGACGAACTTTTGGCACGTAACATCTAAACCCCTGCACAATGGCACGCACAGTAAAAGAAATAAAAGACGCTATGACGGCCACGTTCTGCCAGGAGCGTGCCGTTGTATCAGCATACGGCCTGAACCCTAAGAAAACCTTTGACCAGCAGTTCAGCAGCGTAAGCATTGAAAACATACTGTTTTACTGCTTTGCTTTCGCTGTCTGGACGCTGGAGGTGCTTTTCGACAAGCACCGCGAGGAAGTGGAAACGAAAATCGAGCAGCTGGAGCCTCACACGCTCCGCTGGTACGTGCGCAAGGCCAAGGCGTTTATGTATGGCCGCCAGCTGGTGCCAGACGCAGACTACTACGACACTGCCGCCATGAGTGAAACGGACATCGACGCTGCCAGGGTGGTAAAATACGCCGTGGCATCAGAGAGTAACACAGTGGTGTATCTGAAAGTGGCCGCCCGCGACGACAAAGGACAGCCCACAAAGCTGAACCCGTCGCAGTTTGCCAGCCTCACCAGCTACATGAACACCGTAAAGGACGCAGGTGTGGCCATTAAGCTGGTAAACGAGGACGCGGACAAGATACAAATCAGCATGGTGGTGTATTACGACCCTACGGCCATGGACAGCAACGGAACGACCAACGACGGCAAGGAACCCGTGGTCGAGGCGGTTAAAGCTGTCATTACCAACCTGCCGTTTAACGGTGTCTTTCGCAAAAGCGACCTGCTGGCTGCCGTTACTGCCGTGCCTGGCGTGGAAGTGGCCGACGTGGAGCGTGTGCGCGTGAAGACGGCCAACGCTGCCGCATTTATGGACGTGGTGGGCTACGACAAGCCTTACAGCGGCTATTATGCCATAGACAGCCTTAACATCACTTACAACTCCTACGACGCATTAAATAACCCGACAGCCGAATGATTTACAAAATAGATTTTAGGCGGTTATTTATCAACCTGCTGCCCACGTTCCTGCGCCAGCCTGTCATTTACGGCATGTTGCACGCTGGCGCGGTGGTGCTGGGCGATACGACGTATCAGAGCTTTACCGACGCACGCGAAGAACATAACTACAAGCTGAACCATAACGGCCAGGTGTGCTATTTGCGGGCGGTCTTAAATGACGCTTTCGGCGGCGGCTTTGATATTCTGGAGGTGGAGAGGCGGGGCGACTGGCTCTACGCCATTACAGAGAACGGCACGGGCATTTTGCTGACCGTCGGCGAAGACAGCAACGCCGCAGAGGTGGCGGGCGGCCAAAAGGTGCCGTTGGTCTATAACGAGGCACTGCTGAACGCCACGCAAAACAGCTTTATAGTAAGCGTGCCTTATTCCATATACCAGACGAACCTCCCAGCGGTGGCCGCCCTGGTAGATAAATACAAGTTAATCAGTAAACGCGCCATTTACGTGGCGAATAGTTAAAACAAAAATTATGCAAACAGCATCTTATACAACAGTGAAGACAGCGACGGGCGGCGAGGGTAAATACCCGCTTTCTACCCAAACGCTGGAATTTATACAGCAGCAAATTTTACTGCTGCAAGAAATAGTCGCCATTTGCGGCGGTAAGGTCATTATAAGAGAGCCTGACGGCACCCACACGGGGCTCCTGGCTCTTAACGGCGAGGTGCTGCACATAGCAGCCACCCCGAAGCTAACAACGTCTATAAAATACGTGTTAGTTACCACCAAGAAGACCGACATCCTGGCAGACGGCGAAACATACAAGGAAGCCCGCACGGTGCGCACGGCCAAGTTCTCCGCGTCGCAGTCCACTGCCGACAACGTGGAGACCTACAAAATAGGCGACTTTGTGAAGCTGACCTCAAACTCCACGCTGGCCGAAAAGGTCAATAATATGCCGTCCATAGTCCTGCAATACCTTTCGGACACCCTGGCAAGCAAGCTCGACCGCCTGACGCTCACAAACGCGACACAGGCGCAAATAGACGGCCTGAAAAATGCCTGCGTGGTGAACTGCATAGACAGCGTGGCCGTTCTGGGCTTTAAGAACTACTGCCTCACAGTTAAATGTGTCGGCAGCGGTGTGGTGGAACAGGTACTGACCACGACAGAGGGCGCAGAGTATTACAGAGCATATAACGCGGCCACGAAAAAGTGGTCGGGCTGGTCTGTCATTTCCGACAGTATGCACATAGAGGTCAAGAGCGTGGGCAGCACTCTGTATGTGCGTCATGGCGTGCTTCCCGTAGATGCAAAAATCATCTTACTGCGCAAAAAGAAGCGCAGCGGCTGGCGCAGAACAGGCGGGGACAAGTCCTACACCCAGAACAAAGGAAAGAGGCAGAGACGGCAAAAGAAGCTGCAATATGTCCACTTTAAGGGTGTCATATTGTCAAAGGGCGAACCTGGTAAATGGTATGTACCCAAATGTGTGGACGTAAGAGACAAGAACGTCGACGCTAACCTCATAGACAGGGAGGTCAGCTCCATAGCTGGCCTGCTGGTAAAGCAGAAGCAGCCGAACAAGAACGGCGGCCTTGTCTATAAGCTGGCAGGTGTCCGCAAGTACCTGACCAAGACAGAAACGGGCAAAAACTTTAAGCGTAGCGGCTACATAAACATGGCCGTCCAGGTGGCGAAGCTCAACGACAAGTGGGGAAAAGACGCAGGCGGCGAACTGGCGCGCTTTAAGCTGCGAGTCGCGCCCAAAAAGGTGTATGCTGGCTCGTCTGGTGGTATCTTTACGCCACAGCACGATAGATATAAGCACGTTTATATACGCACGTTTTCGGTCGAATAGGGACAAAAAAAGATAGTGGGGAGAAATCCTCACTATCAAGTCCCTGCGGTCGTAACTCAATGTGTGCCGTGCTCAAATTCCTGTTTTTTCAAGGTCTTTTTTAATGAAATCACCAAATTTTCGGAAGCCTTTAGCTCCACGCGGGTAATTCCAAGTGCAAAGGGACGACGTTAAACGATGCGGACTGAACCCTATTAAGGCCAAGCCTGTGTTTCAGGGTTAGGCGCAGCAAGTTGCTCGGACAGTCCCCACATTCCAGGGACGAGCAATAGACCGAAGCCCAAATAACATGCTGCAAAATTAGTCATTTTTGGCAAACTGCGCAAGCAAACATGGATAAAATCAGTATATTATGAATGAAAAAAGTATTTAAGACATCACCGCTGCCGTTTAGAGGGCAGAAACGCTACTACATTAAGCGGTTTAGCTCTGTTCTGGAGCAGTGCGAAGACATTACAACAGTCGTCGACCTTTTCGGCGGCTCTGGCCTGCTTTCACGCGTGGCAAAAGACAAACTGCCAAATGCCCGTGTAATTTACAACGACTTCGACCACTTTAACAAGCGCGTGGAAATGATAGACCGCACAAATGCGCTCTGCGCCGAAATTGCGCCGCTTGTCAAAGGTGTGGAAGATAACAAGCGAATACCTGACGACATAAAGCAGGAGTGCTTAAAGCTCATGCGAAAGTATGAGCAAACAGGAGCAGTCGATTATATCACGCTTTCTGCGTCGCTGCTGTTTTCTGGTAATTGGGCAACAAGTTACGAACAGTTTGCAAAGCAGACGTTCTATAACAGAGCTGTAAACACACATTACGATGCAGCAGGTTATTTCGACGGGCTGGAAATTCGGCATCAAGATTATAGGGAATTGTTCGCAGAGTTCAAAGACCAGGAAAATGTGCTGTTTATTCTCGACCCGCCTTATTTGCAGACAGAAGTAACAGCGTACAAAAGCGACACATATTGGCAGCTGAAAGACTATTTAGACGTGTTAAACATGCTGAAAGGCACAAAATATGTCTTTTTCACGTCTGGAAAGTCCCAAATAATCGACCTTTGCAAGTGGATAAATACAAACTTTCCAAATGCAGAGCTGCTGAAAGGTGCAGAACTTTGGGAGCAAAACAGCAGAGTGAACGACTTTAACAGCTACAAAGACATTATGATTGCGAAAGTATCAGCATAAAACGCCCAGAAAGGCCACAGAAATGGCCGACAAACGCTTTGAAATGTTTTGCTGGTAAGTTGTGGGGCAGAGAAAGAAAAGAGTGCGACAAAGGCTTAAAATGCGCTGCGTGAAATGAGGCGGAAAGCTGGAGCCGAAAGCTGGGACGAAAAGCCAAACGGCAGAATAAAATAAACGCTGGTTAAAAGCCTTTCAAAAGGTCTTTAATCAGCGTTTTTATGTCGTTCAAATTCTTTCCAATTCTCCAAACATTGGAAAGAAAAGCCGTTTTTTTGAGAGAAAAAAGGAAGCGAAAAAAGAGAGTTTTTGCTCGTTTCGTTTTCAAAATGCTGCTCGTTTCGTTTTCGCGATTATATTTCTTACAATACATATTC